TTGACCGATATTCTGGCCTTTATGGCAACCGATCAGACCGATAAAGACTGGCTGGCTATAGGCAATGGGCTGGATAACCCGATAGATAGGGGCTGGATGTGAAAAAGCCCCCTACTGGAGGGCTTCCTCTTCTGATTCAACGTAGCCATAGCCTCGGCATATATGGCACTCTTGGACTGCGCTTTTTAGATAGCCGCCATGTTCATAATCTACAACGGCGATTTCATATTCCAATTCGCCGTCACCGTTGCAAATTTCGCAAAGTTTCTCAGACATAATCTGGATCTCCTACCAGCTTGCTAACCGAATTATCCGGCTTGCCGTATTTAGCGACCGCCCTTTGCAGGCGGTGCTGGTCAGTTTCATAGACCGATTCGTATTTGGATTTTAAATCGGCATCGGGTGCGTCTGGGTTGGTCATAGCCCAGACAAGAAATTCAATCGCGTTCATTATTCATCCCCCCAGTAGCTATGATCAAAATTGAAATGGCGGCATAGCGCATGGAAAGCATTGTCTAGCTCGCGCAATTCTGACAGCAATATGTCCTGATTCTCGAATATACTGCCAAGCGATACGCCCAGAGATTTACGAACATTCTTTATGGCGATTAACTGTTTTTCAGTTAATTTTGCCATGCCCTTTTTATTTTCTGCGATCTGTTTATCGCGCTTAATTTCCCATTCTGATTTTTGTGCTTTCTTAGACATTTTCGACTCCTTATCTGTCTATGTTGTTAATCCTAGATTAATTCATTATGCGTGGTTGTCAACCGATTTTTTCAACCGATTGCTAACCGAATTTTCAACCGAATTTTCAACCGATTCTGCGACCGATTTTTTAACCGATTCCGATAGCCAATCGCTAGGCAATAATCGCGCTAGGTCATGGCTAGGCTTTGCTTGGTCAGCGTCAAATAGCTGGTCAAACATGGCCTGCATCTGTTGCAGATGTCTCATAGGTAATTTTGACTCCCTTTCTGTTGTGCCATTATTGGCGGTTTAAAGCCCGACTAGGCTTTATATATACCCTGCCAGCTAGGCCAGCAGGGCATGAATAAAGGCTAGTAAGATAAACCCGCTTTTTCGCAAAGTATGATATAGCGGCGCAATATATCGCCCATTTTGACCAGCGTTTCTGTTTTAAAGTGGCTTAAAATTTCTAGATCAAAATTTTCATCATCAACCCCGAAAAGGGCTGGCCTGTATTGCCAAGATTCGGGGGTATCATCGCCCCGTAACTGCAAGGCATCGCAAATAGAAAAATGCCAGTTTACGGCCTCGCCCCATTTATCTTGCCAACCGTTTATCATCATCATTTCGGCTTTTAATTGCTGTATTTCTCGCATGATTCGACTCCCTTATCATGTTTGGCTGGATTGCCATATAAACACCGCTCAAACGGCATTTATAGGGCAAGGCGGGTACTGTTACCCGCCAAGCCTAGATCGTTATCAGGCGGCTTTTATGACCGCTTGCCGCTTGCCGTTTATGACCTTGCAAACGGTAATGCCCCAGTCAGGGTTATAGTATGGTTCTATATTCAAGACAGCCTGAACCGCCGCCTCATGGCTGGATGATGGGAGGCAAAAAGATTTGCCGCCCCTCTCATGTGACCATGCTTTAACCAGCTTTACCTCGTATAATTCGATCTTCATTTTGGTTCCTCCCTTAGTTAGTCCTGAAAGCGGTGTAACCGTCAAAGCAATGCTCATTGCCGTCATAATGGGCAAAATGATGCCCGTACCCATCTGCGCTTGCATAGGCATACTGAACGGCGGCGACCTTGCCCTGAGCGATAACCATCTCGCCTAAGGCCTCAGGGCTGGCTTGCTGGATTTTCTCAACAGATTCTGTTGATATGCCCAGCACATCTGCCAGCAACCATGACGCAAAACAGCCCAGAATATAGCTGTCTGATTCGAGTTCGTCTTGCTGGATAGCGTCTATTGCGTGATCAGCAATAAAGCGGAAATCATCAATATAGAAATCCGAATCGCCATCGTTCATCTGGCGGATCGCTTCCTTCCAATCAGTGATACCGATATCCTGCATGGTTTTTGCGGTTTGCTTTGTTTTTGTGTAGTTCATAGCATGACTCCTTTTCTGTTTTGCTATGCTGGCGTTTTTGCCATGTCACGGCCTAGCATTGCCAGACGGTGACAAGGCAAGGCGGCATTGCGCCGCCTAGCCGATAGGGTTAAAAGCCGTGATAGTCCATCAATTTAATCGCCTCTAAAAAATCGGCGTGCTGGATTCTTATCCCGTGCTGGTCGCAAGCATTAAGCATTTTTGCAAGGCCGTTTTGAAAATCAGGATCAGCCATTAAAGCTATTATTTCCGGCTGGAAAAAATTCACCTGCAAATAATCGCGGTAATCTGAATATTGTTTTTTGTTGGTATCCATTTTTTGACTCCTTGTTTGGGTTGGTTAAAACGTGAAACCGACATAAACGGTTTTGTTTGATTTAATGAATATTTCGCGGTTCATGTCATAGTAATCTGAACATGAATAAGAATCGCTTTCTTTGTCATAGTGATTAATGACATAAACGGCCTTGGCGTCCGGCTGGCGTTTAATAAGATCGCCAGCGCCTTGGTGGCGGATTGCGATAGCGTTTAACTCTTCACCGTCTTTGTTGATTACAATATTCATGATTAAGCCTTTCTGATTAACGATTAACGATAGGTGCAAGTTAATCTGTAATTAAGTATATGACAAGCGAAAATCGGGCATTATATAGAATCGGGCAAAATTAGCGGCGTTTTTGGGGGTGGATTAACGGCTTTACAGTTAATAATTACCCGCGCGCACGCACGAATCGGGATCGCCTTCCAGATTGATTCGGTTTGATTCGGTGTCATTGCGGAGGGATATACTACCATAAGGCGTTGCAATCAATGGTTATCCAATAATAACAGGGGGTTAGCTAGTTTATGGCTGGCAAGATCGCTTCCATAATGCACATTATGCGACAAAAGCGCGGATAGGTAGCAAAAAACCGCCGGATACCCCCCCCCTGAAAATTTCGCGGGGGGCGGATATAAATTATACATACCCAGTAATTCCCCGTTCCCATCCCCCCATTCTTGCAATGATTAACCGCATCCGCTATATGTCGATCATGACCAAGAAATCCAAACACGCCTCAAAGCCCCTCACAGCCTCTCAGAGAGCCTCTGCCTGTTCCAAGTTCCTTGACCTAGTTGCAAGCGGGATGTCTGCTCGTAAGGCTTGTATGCGCGATGATATGCCGTCTTATGTGACCATGTGGAAGTGGCTCAAGGACGATGACGACTTCCGTAGCAAGTACCAAGTGGCTACTGAGCTTCGCGCACAGGGCATAGACGACCAGATTGACGATACCATTGCTGAGATGCGTAGCGGCGAGATTGACCCTCAGACTGCTCGTGTCATTGTGGACACCTACAAATGGAGAGCCGCTAAGTTGTATCCTAAGCTGTACGGTGACAACCAGAAGATTGATGTCGAGCATAAGGTCACCAGCTTTGTTGACGAGCTGAAACTTGCCGCCGCCCAGATTGAGGCCAAAAAGCTAGAGGCTAACACCATTGAAGGCGAACTGACCCCCCCTTCGGAATCTGCTGAATGACATCTCCCGCTAGTGCCAAGAATCCAAAAAAAACGCTTACAACTGATTTGCTGGTTCAGTTACACGCTGACCCTGTTTTGTTTGTCGAGACTATTCTGGGTGCAAAGCCTCAGCAGTGGCAGGCTGATGCTCTCCGCGCTGTTGCAAGAAATGACAGGGTGTCTATCAAGTCTGGCCACGGTGTTGGCAAGACGGCGTTTCAGTCATGGCTGGTTTTGTGGTGGTTATTGACGCATTACCCCTGCAAGGTGGCTGTTACGGCTAACACGGCGCACCAGTTGAGCGATGTGCTGTGGACGGAGATAGACAAATGGGCAAGGCAGTTGCCAGAGGGTTTCAAGAACCTGCTGGAGTTCAAGAGCGACAAGATATCGCTAAAAGGTGCATCTGACAGCTTTGCCGTTGCAAGAACCAGCCGCAAAGAGAACCCAGAGGCACTTCAGGGCTTTCACAGCGAGAATATGCTGTTTCTGGTGGAAGAGGCATCTGGTGTGCCGGATGTCGTGTTTCAGGTGGCTGAGGGTGCTTTGTCTACCACTGGGGCTAAGACGGTGATGTGCGGAAACCCCACCAGATCAGACGGGTTCTTCTATGAGAGTTTCCACGGTATGCGCCATTTATGGAGCAATATCACCGTTTCTTGCCACGATGGAGAATATGTTTCTGAGGACTTTTTAGCCAATATGGCTGAGAAGTATGGCGAGGACAGCAATGTGTACCGTGTCAGGGTGCTAGGCGAATTTCCCACCCAGTCTGATGACGTGCTTGTGCCGCTGTACATTGTTGAGGAAGCCACCAAGCGCGATGTAGTGCCAAGTCCTACCACGCCCGTTGTTTGGGGTTTGGACGTAGCAAGATTCGGCGGCGACAGATCGGCCTTAGCCAAGCGTCAGGGGCAAGCCCTTTTAGAGCCGATTAAGACGTGGCAGAACAAAGACCTGATGGAGCTGGCGGGGATTGTCCTGACCGAGTATGAGGCTTGCAACTACCAGAGCAGGCCACAGGCGATTTACATTGATGCTATTGGCCTTGGCGCAGGGCTGGCTGACAGGCTGAGGGAGCTAGACCTTCCGGCAGTGGCTATATCGGTCAGCGAGACTGCCAGCCTGAAGGAGCGTTTTGGCAGGCTAAGGGACGAGCTATTCTGGAACGCGAGAGAGTGGTTTGAGGGCAGGGATGTAAAAATACCTGACGATGACACGCTAATCCAAGAGATTACCGCTATAAGGTATAAATACCTAAGCACTGGTAAACTAAAGGTTGAAAGCAAAGACGAGATGAAGCGCAGAGGGCAAAGAAGTCCTGATGTGGCGGATGCTTTTGTGCTGACCTTTGCAGAACAGGGTGCTGTTGCTAGTGGCTACAGCAGAAGTTATACTTCGAGACGTGAAGTCAACATCAACAGAAAGTGGATCGTATGACCAATGTGGTTGAATTTCCGAAGAGAGAGCTAGATATCAGGGTTACTCTGCAAGATGACGAAGAGCGTCTTGATAGCCTTGAGGATAGAGTAAACGCCCTAGCTGAGATTATGGATCTGAATATTCAGGGCTTGTACCACGTTGTTGATGCAGATGCTGACGAAGTGATGATGACTTTGTTGCAATTATCCGCAATCTGGGCTGTTAGGGCTGGCCTACCCCCAGAGGAATATGAGGCACTGGTTAGAAGCACAAGATTACAGGTGATTTACGATGAGTAATAAGGCAGACCCCCGCTTAAAACGTGCTGGGGTGTCCGGCTATAATAAGCCGAAGCGCACACCCAGCCACCCGACCAAGAGCCATGTCGTTGTGGCAAAAGAGGGCGACAAGGTAAAAACCATTCGCTTTGGTCAGCAAGGCGTATCCGGCGCTGGTAGCAATCCCCGCACGGCTTCTGAGAAGGCTCGGCGCAAGTCATTCAAGGCCAGACACGCATCGAACATCGCTAAGGGCAAAATGTCTGCGGCATATTGGGCTGACCGTACGAAGTGGTAGCCCTTTATAGAAAAACAAAAATCTGTTATTTTAGGTCAGGAGATTATTATGGCAAATTACAGCACAAATAAAAACGGCAACAAAAACGGCAACAAGAACAAGACACCTGCGGCTGACCGCACTGTGTTTGGCACTTATGTAGCGCCTATCTTTTCTAGCGTTGCTGGGCAGTTTAACCGCCGTAGCACGTTATTTACTGGCGGCAAGAATAATACCCAGACAGGAAGGTACAGCAACTGATGGCATACGGTAAAAAGAAATCAGGCGGCAAGGTTAAAACAGGTAAATACTGTGGCGGCAAGTAAAGGCTTATATGCAAATATCCACGCTAAGAGAAAGCGCATAGCCGCTGGCTCAGGAGAAAAAATGCGTAAGGTTGGTAGCAAGGGTGCGCCAACCGCTAAGGCGTTTAAAGCGGCGGCCAAGACAGCGAAGAAGAAGAAAAATTAATGCCGTTGATAAAGGGTTATAGCAAGGCTTCTGTTTCAAAGAACATTAGCCAGTTGATGAAGGAAGGCCGTAGCCAGAAGCAAGCTACGGCTATTGCTTTAGATATAGCGAAAAAGGCTAAGAAGAAAAGGAAAGCATGATGGAACTTTGTGATAACTGCCCTTATCCGCATCGGTGTGGGGCGCAGAAGCGCTGTATAGCCTATAAAAAGGACGGCGTATCTGTTACATTACCAGAGCCTGTATCTCATCCTGTAATTACAAGCAGTGGTATTGGCATGACAGGCAAAACCAAATCAAAGAAAAAGGCGGCTAAGAAATGAACTACGGTAAAGGCAAAAAGGTGAATATCGGCACACCTGCTCCACGCCCTAGCTTGGGTATGCGGAACGAAATGGCTATCAACAAGGGTATGTATAACGCTGACATGACCCCGAAGATTCCAACACCTAAGCGCCGCCCCAAGAAGGCTTACAACGGCATGACAGGAAACTATTCAACAGACTGATGCAAGTAGTTCGGGTAATGAGAAGGCCACGCCTGCCCCGTGTGAAGCAGGTAGAAGAGGTGGCAGAAACATACGAGAGATGCTCAGGATGTGTCTCTCGCAAGATGTGTGACGCACAGGCTAAATGCCTGCATGGCACTAAGGCAAAGCCAAAAGGAAAGAAAAATGCCAGAGCAAATGGACGAGTATCAGCTTAATAGCATTGTTTCGTCTGAGATACGCGACAGTCTGAACCACTTTGACCAAGAGTTCAGTCAAGAGCGTATTCGCGCTATGGATTTTTATCTTGGCGAACCTATGGGCAATGAAGTCGAGGGGCGCTCCCAAGTTGTCAGCACCGAGGTGTCAGACACCATTGAGGCTATCATGCCCAACCTCATGCGCGTCTTTACAGCCAATGATAAATATGTGCGCTTTAATGCCAGAACTGCCGAGGATACAGAACGGGCAGAGCAGATTTCCGATTATGTGAACTACGTCATCAACCACGACAATCAGGGGTACAAGATCCTGTACAACTGGTTCAAGGATGCGCTGATGTTCCGGCTGGGCGTGGTGAAGTATTACTATGACGAGCAAGAGGATGTTCGTGAGGAAGAGTACGAAAACCTGAACGAAACTGAGCTTGCCGCCCTTCTAAGCAACCCAGATATGGAAGTTGTGGGCGTTATCGAGGAAGAGGCGGGCGCATACGCTCAGGACGAAGAAACTGGCGAAATGATGCCTGTGGATATGTCCTACAGCCTCAAGGTTCGGGTAAAGGAGAGCAAGGGCAAGATACGCATTGAGAACGTACCGCCCGAAGAGTTTTTGGTGAACCGCAGAGCCACCTCATTAGAGGACGCGCATTTCGTGGCACACCGCACCGTTATGACAGTCAGCGATTTAGTGGCTATGGGTTATGACAAGGATGTGGTGGAAAAATATGCAGGTTCTTATAGC